ATATGCCATGGACGTATTCAACGTCATTGTGTTTGTTGTGTCCAGCGAGTCAAGTAATGTAAGGACGTATGTTTCTGTTTCTTCTGCGATGCGATACAATGATTCTGTAAACTTTAAAGCTGCATCGTCGTCTTTCATTATTTTCTTAAACACACTAAGCACACGATCATACTCTGGACCTGGAGACGGTAAACGTCCATCCTGATTACGTGTTGCTCTTGTTACGTTAGTATCTGAATACTTTGTATCGTTAAGTGTATTTGTATTATATTTTGCCATGTGTTAATCTCCCTTCTTAGGTGATGCAGGGATTGATTTTCCAATGTTGGTATCGCCCGGCTTAGGGAAATTTAATAAGCGACTTGGTGCGCCGCCAATTGCATCTAACACGCCACCCTTTGCTGCGGCTTGTGTATCTTGTGTAAGTACGTCAACAACATTGTCTAGGCTGCCAAACGTTTTAGCTGACTTGCCCGCTTTTTGTATTGCACCCAGAACATTACCATTTGCTAAATCGTTACCAATTGCGCCGGCTGTATCTACCAAACCGCCCTGTCCAAATGCTGATGTTGTGCTGCCCGGACCTAATGTGCTTGGCTCTGTATCATAACGTGATTCAACACCAAAGCCAGCGACGTTTTCGTTGTCTGCTCCGATGTCTGCACTATCAAAATACTTAACTGTTTCGTACTGCAATGTTACGCTATGCTGCATAACTCCTGCATCATCGGCATAATCATATGTGTCGTGCTTCCACATTGTAATAACAGGATTAATTAAAGTGTATAGCACAAAGCCGCCGCGATTGAATCCGTAAATTTGTATGTCTCTAAAGAACGCAGGCTTAAAACCATTGGCGCCTGGTGAAGTAACCGTTTTACCCCAGCCCTTTTCTTGGTCTAATCTAGTTTGGCTATAAAGGTCTCGTGCATTATAATCTGTTCTGCTTCGTACAGCACCAGGTGTTGTGGTTAAACCCACATCATAATCGTATTGAGAATCAGCAAAGTGATAGTTATAATAGCTTGTCCACAAATCTAACACGTGGCCTTCGCCATCATCATGTAATGTAAGATTTACTGGTTCGTATGTAATTCTATTATGAACTAATCGCTTTCTGTTATACTGTACGTATTCTTCTGTATCAAGTTTGAATGATGGTAGGTCAATAGTTTTAACTAAAGCACCAACTAGACCTTTGTCTGTTTGTGATTTAAGTAGGCCTGGATTGGCGGCATTAAAGTATACATGGAATAAAAACTTTTGCTTTGGTGCTAGTGCTAATCCGTTAGGACGCATTAGCTTAGAAGCATGTGAAAAATCCCGTAATGTATCTGTGCCAAGAAAACCTTCGCCAACCTGTTTTAAAAACTCAGTTGGCGAGGTTATTCCAAGACTGTCTAAGCCGCTCATGGGCTATTAACCTGTGGTGTTGTTGCCTAACGTACGGCCAACATCTGCGCCTATGCCGCTGCTAAGTGGTGTTTGAAGTGCGTTATCGAATACGATAGCAAGTTCCATTGTTACTGGATCATTTGAATCGTAAGCATTGTCGCCATAGTTCACACCATTCAAGTAACAACCATAAAGCTCCCATGTTTCAAGCACGGTTGGTTCGTGTGCGCCATTGCCGCCATCAAGCTGCTCAATACGCATAGTGAATTTGTAGTCGATGCCTGAAGATGCTGATGACTGTTCTAAGAAATCGAACTGCTTCTGCATCTGCTCGCCAACTAATTTAGAAACTGAACCTGAAGCATCATCACGTAACGTACATGTAATATCTGCCCAGCTAGGCTTACCAGCTAATTTAATTTTTGAGTTATAAACGTCAAGTACAATTGGCTCAAACGATGGGTTTGGACGTCCGCAATTTACAACTTGCTTGGTCAACTCTGTACGAGGTGTTGATACGCCCATGTTTTCAAAAATAACGCGGAAGCGAAATTTAAGTTTAGGCATCAACAGACCCTGTGTTGTTGAGCTCTGATCACTAGCCAAAGGCGTAGTCATTTTTGTTAGAGATGAAACTGACATATTTGTCTCCTGTTAATTATCTTACTGTTATTTATCATTTTCTTGTCGGTCATAAAAAAGCACCCTAAAAAGAGTGCTAATTTATCATTTGAAAATGGGCTTTAGCTATTAGCCGCCGCTTATTTCGCCTGTGTTCTTAAGACGTATTGGTATGTATACGAATTCGCCTGACTTAACCGGCTCTATTGCGATATCAACCCAAAGTTCATTTCGGTCAATACGTGCCGGTGTGTTATTGCTCTTATCGCACACAACAACATAGTCGTAAATAGCGCGTTTTGCAATTAAGTCGTTAAGCATACGGTCCATCTGTCCTTTAAGCTCATCACGTGTGATCTTATCGTTTGGCTCAAATACGAACTGCTTACCAAGTGCGTCAGCTACTACACGAATGTATACTGCTAAACGTGCTACGTTGATACGATCCAATGATGAACCGGACAATGTAGTAAGGTTACCGTAGTTAACATTACCTGCGCCTGGAATAAACGTAATTGGGTTTATGTCGTTAGTGTAACATACGTTACGGATACCCTGGCGTGTTGACATTGGCTGGAATTCACCAGTCTGTGCATCAACATAACCAATTTGATCTACGTTATCAATCTGTCCACGACGTGTACCTGCTGGAGCTAACCATGGGTATGACTGCTCGTCGCTGTGGATGATAGTACGAAGTATCATGTGGCTTGGTGGAACAACAACTGCTGTACCTGTTAAGTCGTTTGCTAAACCTGATGGGTAGAAAACACCTAAGTATTCATCATTTGCTTTCAAGCCGTCGTTTGTTGTAAGACCAAGTCCGCCGTTGTTAGTAGCCCATTCGCTAATATCAGTGCCGTTATTTGCTAAACGAAGTGGTGTATCACCAACAATGAATGCTGTATTAGCACGTTCATTATTCAATGCAACCATGTTAGGAATAAGCTCTGGATAACCTGGAGCTGCCATAATATTAAACTGACGCTGCTCTTCACGTATATCTGAGTTAGTGTCAATTGCTGCTTTCATTGCTTCAACAACTAATGAACGCTGAGCAAGACGACCAAAGTTTGCACTGCCATCTTCTCTAAGACCTGATACTGTTACCCAAGTATTTGGTTCCCAACCTGCGTGGTTTGTAAGGTCGAAGTCTGTGCCATTAAAGTAATTAACACGGAATTCCTTAACATCGTAACCACTGCGTCGCATGTTCCAAAGTAACATACCATCTGGATAAAGTGCTGGATCTGGTGCATCTGGATCTAACTTGTCAGTAGCTGTGTCAACTGTAAGAAGATCACTAATTAATGGAAGATCATCGCTGATTGGATCTGCTGTTCCATCAATGCCCCAACGTGCATCTGCAAACAATACACCGTCAACTGATGTTTGGTCTGCATTATCAATAAGTGCCCAACCATCAACAAGGTTTTCGTCTGCTTGCCATCTGCGGATAACTGGATAATTTTCTAAGTCGCTTGTATCAATCCACAAGTCACCGTGTACAAGTGCTGTACCATCCGACTGCTCTTCTGGAGCTGTTGCTGCAACAATTGGGCCTGCTGGATCAGTAGCAGTTAAGTCATGACCGCGGAGGTCGCCGGCAACTGTTCTGTAGCTCTTCCAATCACCATTGTCGTGGATTAAAATATCAATTTCGTCAATTGCAGGATAGTACCAACGTGTACCGTTTACTGGATCCTGTCCTGGTGTTTCTTCACTTGCTGTGTAAGTTAATACGTTCCAGTTACTTAAAATAAGTAGGCTGTTTACATCGTCACGAACATTGTCAAGTGCTGATGTAATACCACAAGCTGCAAATACGCCGTCTGTATCAGTAATACGGATGACGCCACCACCTGTGTGAGTAATTACCAAGTAACCATTTGCAGTAGTGCCTGCTTCAACATTTGTAATACCTTCTGCATTAATATCTGCTGCAAGTTCTGCAACGGTTGTACCGCTAAGTGTAATAGTTGCTGCTGCTGTTAAATCAACACTGTTTGTTTGACTTACCTCAATATCAAATGTATCAAGAGCTGTAAGAGTTGGTGCTGCATTACCTGTAATTACAGTTTCACCAGCTGTACGGCTGAATAACTTAAATGTAGCTGTATCGTCTTCGCTAATGTCATAACGTACATAAGTTGCGCCACTTTCAATTGACTTACCGCCTGTGCCTGGATCTAAGTGCTTGTTAGCTGTCCAATCGTTTTCGTACATTGTAGCTGACTGCTCAACAAAAGCTGCAACTGTTGTATCGTAACGCTTAACAACAATGTCTGCGCCTTCGTTAACTGAAGTAGTCTTCTGCCACATAGAACCACTTGGGCGAGGTGTTGTATCTGTGCTTCTCCAACGTGGAACGTCGACGTGGGTAGCATGAGTTAAGATTGGAGCATAGTAACTACCAGCAGTGATACCAAGTTTGGTTAATGCTGTGCCGCCTAATATTAATGCACTATCTGGGTCAAACGGTGTGCGATAAAATTCAAGCACGCCATTAGTGCTGTCGGGATCGGCTTCAGTTAATGCAATAGTTGAACCAACGTCATTTAATACTGTCTCGATTGCTG